ATTGAAGTAACAAAAAAAGGTGAATACATAGGTAAATTTAGGTTCATAAACGATAAACTACATAAACTAAAAGAAGATGAGAAATTCAACAATAATAGTGAAAAAGAAAAGGTGCGTTAGCTGCGGCAATATTGATTATCATTTTTCTAAAAAGATGTGCAAGCAATGTGCTACGGTAGTTTCTACACAAAAAAGAATGGAAGAGTTTGAAGATGATTCAGAAAGTTTTCAGAATTTAGTTTCAGATCTTGATCATGTATTTAGCCAGTATTTAAGAAATAAATATGCAGATAAAACAGGTATGGTAGAATGTTATACCTGTGGTAAAAAACATACTATAGCAGAAATACAATGCGGTCATTTTATGGGTAGATCAAATCTTGGAACTAGATGGATGGATGAAAATTGCAGACCTCAATGTATGGAATGTAACTATTTCAAAACTGGTAATATTGAAGAATTTGAATATAAGTTACATAAAGAAAATGGTGCATTAGTTGAATACCTAAGAGAAATAGCAAGACAAGCAGTAAGACCAACAAGAGATGAGCTTAAATCTTTGATCCTAGAATACAGGGCAAAGCTTAACTTAGTAAAAAAGAAATTTATTTAATTTTACAGAAGTAATTGTAGATTGGTGGTTTTAAGCAAATATACCCTCCTGTATTTCTATACTGGGAGGGTTTTTTATCAATCAAATAAAGTTGATTTATCAATCAAAAAGGTAGTAATACTACTTTTAATTAAATTAATTTTGGTTAGTATATTTAATTAAATTAATTTTACAAAAAATATATAAAATGGCAAGAAAAATAGATCCAGAATCAGTTTCAAGTAAGGTAGCTGATTTAACACTAGGCGAAAGTATTAGATTAGATAACCCATATACATCAGTTATGGTTATGGTTTCAAATCTTAAAAAGAAAAAAGGACACGAAAGTAAAATGTTTAAAATTAAGTTTATTGACGAACAAACAATTGTAACAAGATCAAAATAAGTATTATGCACATCCAAACCGTTAACTACACTAGAACATTTAATTTAGGCAATTACTCGTCTGAAAAAATTGGCGTTGAATTTTCTCTTAATCAAGGTGAATCTGCAAACAAAGCTCTTGATATTGCAAGAGAGTTGGTAGAAGAATACCACAAACAAAATGTAGAAAGATTAAAAAACTTGGGGTATTTTCATGATGAAGTTATTGAAGTAATCCCTACTCAATCAAAGCAAACATTAGCTGAAAAAACAAAAAATTTTATTGACTCTTGCAAAACGAAAGAGGAATTAAAAGCTTGGGAGTTAATGAGTAAAAGCAACCCAGAATTACTAGAACATTACAACAACAAACTAAACACACTTTAATGAATTGGAACGAAACACTAATCAGAGCAAGCTCTGTCGGTTATTTAATGACTGAACCTGTATCTAAAGCAGATAAAGAAGCTGGCATATTATCCAAAACTGCACAAAAACATTTGATTGAAGTTTATATCGCTGAAAAATATGGCAGAAAGCGAGATATACAAACAAAGCAAATGAAAAAAGGTATTGAAGCAGAAGATGATTCAATTGAATTATTAAATAAATACTTGGGAGTAAGCTATGGTAAAAATCAACATAGATTTACTAACAAATACATATCAGGTCATCCGGATATACTTACTGTTTACCCAAATAAAGTTATTGATATTAAATCAAGTTATGACTTATGGACATTCTTAGGTAATATACCAGATAAGCTTGATAATTTATATTATTGGCAACTACAATCGTATATGTGGCTTACAGATTCTGATACAGGACACATTGCATACTGTCTTACAAATACTCCATTTGGTATTGTTGAGCAAGAAAAAAGGTATTTACTTAATAAGATGAATGTCATTTCAGAAGAAAGTCCAGAGTATCAAAAAGAAGCACTTAAACTAGAATTTAATTTAACATTTGACGATATTGATATTTCAGAAAGAATATTAATGTTTAACGTAGAAAGAAATGAAGATGACATTTTAAAGATCCAAAATAAAGTTATAAAAGCTAGAGAATTTTTACAACAATTAGAAGAAACGCATTTAAACTTTAATAAATAATGAGTGCTAACATCATAAGTGCTATCCAAAATCTAAAAATGGCTCAAGAGCAGTTTGAAGATTTTTGCAGACAATTTCCCGATACTAAAGGTGAAAAATTATTTAAAGTTTATGTAGGTAAAATTAATTGGATGTTTAATGACATTGTAACTCATCCATTTTTAACGGATGAAGTAAGATCTGGTATAAAAAAAGAAATAAATAGTGATATATTTGCTATACCTGCCATCCACGAAAAGATTGCATTGTTAACTCCAGAACAAAGAGAGATGATTGAGTCAACCTTAGATGCAATGATTGACGGGGAGGAGGTAAAAATAGTAGATATAAAAGATATAAATGATGGAGGTTAGCGTTGTATATGAAGTAGCTGAAATAGTTTGTGACGTATGTTTAAATTATCATGTAGCAGTTATAGAAACTGATATGATTAAATGGTTTGATGAAAGTGTTGAAATAAGATACTTAGAAGAAGTAGAATGTCCACATTGTGAAAAAACAACAAAAATAAAAAGATAGATATGGCAAAGAAAAAAACAGAGATTCCAAAAGAAATTCAAGTTTATACAGAAGGATGTGATTTTTGTATGCAATTTGATTATGATGAACCTCATGTAGTAGGCGCAAGCCCTGATGGCGATGGTGGGTTAGAAATAGTATTAAAAGCATACCAAGATGCCGGTATTACTTTTGTATGTCCAAACACTGGCAAAAAGCTTAGATTATTTTCAAGACCTTTGTCAGATGCAGGTAAAAAAATATTAGAAGATCAACCCCCAGTTCAATAACAAATGCTGGTTGGTGTAATTGGCAACACTACAGATTTTGATTCTGTCATTTTAGGTTCAAGTCCTAAACCAGTAACTAATAATATTTTTATGTCAGTTAATTTTAATAGTACAAGATGTAGTTATTGTGAAAGAAGATTTACTGAAACTAATTATAGAACAAAAGAACATATTGTTCCATTGTCTAAAGGAGGAAATAATTATTTTGAGAACCTTGTATGGATATGTAATGAGTGTAATAATTTTAGAGGCAATAAAGATTTGCCATATTTTTATAATCAAATAAATAACATTCTTAATAACAATAGAACTATTAAGATTAAAATTTACACTTATAACAGGCAAGATTTACAAAATATGGTTAAAAATCTATCTTATTATAAAACTAAAGAACTTATGATTTCTTATGAGCGTTAGCAAATTTGCGAGCTGCTTCAACACTACCAAAGCCCCAAGCTTTAAGAGCTAATGCTTTACGAGTAGGTTCGCCATTTGGCTTCTTCATAGCACCCGTCATTCCAGAAAAACGAGCTGCAAACGAAACTCTACGAGGATTAGTGCCATCTTTAACAGGAGCTTTTAAATTACCACCTGTTTCTGCATTGTAAGATGCACGACCTTTGGCATTTAAGCCACCTTCAGGGTTTTTACCCTCTTTTCTTTGCCAAGCTCCAGACATAAATTACATTTTTTCTTGTGCTTTAATCTTTTTTTCTTGCTTTAACATAGCCGCAGTTGGTTTTTTACCACTACCCTTGTTAGCACGAATATTATCCCATAAACCACGAGGTGAATATGAGCCATCCGCGCGTTTCATCATTTTTAATTTACTTTTCATACGCTAATTTACGAATTTATTTCCAATTTTCAGCTTTCCAAATAACTAAATCTATTCCCTTTAAGTTACTAGGAGGCTCAGGTTGACTATCTAGAGTCAATTCTACGGGCTTTTGTACATTTTTTGGACATTCTATAGGCTTAACCACTAAAACCTCCTCTACGTGCTTTATTCTGCCATAATTATCCATTAAATAGTTCACTACTTGCTGAACAGATGTCAAATTCTGCTCTTTTTGAATCATATCCAACTTATATAAGTCAAATCTAACTCCAATTGGTTTGCTTTTTGCCATAATTTTAATTGTAGCTACAAAATTAAATTAATTTCTCCAAATGTAGCTACAAAATATGGTTTATTTTTTCGCAATGTAGCTACAAATACTAATACATCCCCCCCCAAATACCCCCCACCAAGCAAAGAGCAAGAGAGAGAAACCAACCGCAACCAACCAACCGCAAAGGGATTGCAAGAGCCAAGCCAAAGACCACCAACCCCACCACC